GACGTAACGCTTCCATTTCAACCTCGAGATTATCAATACGATGCGCTTGAAACAGCCCTAACACGAACTCGAGCAATTCTTTTATCTCCTACAGGATCAGGGAAGTCTTTTATAGCTTATTTGCTAATTAAATATTACTTATCTAAATTTAATAATAAGGTGTTATTGATAGTTCCTACCACATCTCTTGTTGAGCAGATGTATAGCGATTTTACAGATTACGGAATGGATGTTGATCTGCATGTGCATAAAATTTATTCTGGTAAGGATAAAAATACAGATAAACGTGTAATAGTATCTACTTGGCAATCTATTTATAAGTTGCCTGCTAGATGGTTTAAGCAATTTGGTATGGTAGTAGGTGATGAATGTCATGGATTTAAATCTAAGTCTCTGTCATCTATTATGAACAAATCTACCGAAGCTAAATATAGATATGGTCTAACTGGAACGTTAGATGGTACACAGACCCATAAGCTGATGCTTGAGGGATTATTCGGACCAGTATATAAGGTTACTACTACTAAAGCATTGCAAGATAATGAGACTCTTGCACCGCTAGATATTAAAGTTTTATTATTAAATTACCCTGAAAATGTGAGGAAAGATTTTGGAAAAAGAGACTATCAAGATGAGATTGACTTCATCGTTGGAAATGATGCTCGCAATAGGCTCATTCGTAATCTGGCTATTGATGCTACAGGCAATACTCTCGTCTTATTTCGACTTGTGGACAAGCACGGAAAGCCATTATTCGACCAGATAAATAGTAAGGTAGATGAGAACAGAAAAGTATTTTTTGTATCAGGAGATACGGATACTTCTGACAGAGAAGCTATTAGAGGGATTGTGGAGAAGCAAAGTAATGCTATCATTGTCGCTAGTCTTGGTACTTTCAGTACTGGTATTAACATACGTAACCTGCATAATATTATATTTGCAAGTCCCTCTAAATCACAGATCAAAGTATTACAGTCGATTGGGCGTGGCTTACGGAAATCGGACAATGGACAGATTACTACACTCTATGATATAGCTGATGATTTACATTGGAAGTCACGGAAGAACTTTACGTTACTTCACTCCGCACAGCGAGTTAAGATTTATGCAAAAGAGCAGTTTAAGTATAAGCTAATAAAGGTAGATTTAGATGAATAATCAGTTAAAGCAGTTTAAGTTACTTTCCGGAGATGAGATTATTTGTGAAGTAGTTGAATGGCCAGATGTAGAAGATGAATATACTGATATCATAGTACGTAATGTATATGAAATAAAATGTCTATATAATCCTGCCAATGGATATAGAATCCACTCTCTTAGACCTTGGTATACTATGCAGATGCAAGAAGGTATATTTCAATCTATAAACTCCCAACATATTACATCTGAGGCTAATCCGGTAAGAGATCTTATTGAGCATTATAAGCAGTCAATTGAAGCAGAGTTAGAATCAATAAGTCTTACCACAGAAGAAGTAGAAAAAGAGATGACTAGAGAAGATTTAGAGTCTTTTGACGAAGAAGAAAACATAATAAGTTTTCCAACCAAAGATAAAATGCATTAACATATCCCCCCTCCCCATATCGCTATATGATTATATACGATCTAGCGAGAAGTGCAACTACTTTTTTTAGTTGCATGTAATAAAAAATTACCTTATAATATAATGAATTGAAGGATATATATTATGGCAAGATCAAAGCGTGCTAACATTCACTACGTGAATAACAAAGACTTTTCCCAAGCAGTTGTAGATTATGTTAAGCAGTTGAATGAAGCTAAACAGGTAGAGGAGGCTCTACCTATTGTGCCTAATTATATTGCATCTTGCTTTCTTAAGATAGCAGAAGGTCTTTCTCATAAATCTAACTTTATTCGATACACATATCGAGAAGAAATGGTTATGGACGCTGTTGAGAATTGTCTCAAGGCGATAGATAACTATAATGTCGAGACAGCTACCCGTACAGGTAACCCAAACGCTTTTGCTTACTTTACGCAGATCTCATGGTATGCATTTCTCCGTCGTATTGCTAAAGAAAAGAAGCAGCAAGATATCAAGCTTAAGTATATGACTTCATCTGGTATAGAAGAATATATTAAGATTGATGTATCAGATAATTCAGCAGCAGTTATGAATCAATTTGTAGATACTCTTAAAGATAGAATTGAAAGGGTGAAAGAGAAAGATGACGCTTTTAAAGTATTTGCTACTGTAGAGAAGAAAAAGATAAAACGGGTTAAAGGTAGATCTAATGATTCAGATCTTGGAGATTTTTTATAATGAAGGTGTGTATTCTAAATGACACTCATTGTGGCACTCGCAATAGCAGCGACATATTTCTCGATAATGCAGAGAAATTTTATAATGATGTATTGTTTCCTTATCTTCTGGAACATGATATTAAGCATATTGTGCATCTTGGTGATTACTATGATAACAGGAAGTTTATCAACTTCCGTGCTCTTAACCGTAACCGCAATCACTTTCTTAAACCGTTAAGAGAACATGGCATTACCATGGATATCATCTGCGGTAACCATGATGTGTATTATAAGAATACTAATGATCTTAACAGTCTTAAAGAACTGCTCGGACACTATATGAATGAAGTTAATATTATTCATGAACCTATAGTGCAGAGCTATGATGGTTTTAAGATGGGACTCGTACCTTGGATCTCTGCTGATAATGAGAAACAATCGTTAGAGTTTATTGCTAATGCTAAGTGTGACTGGCTTGGAGGTCATTTCGACATTCAAGGATATGAGATGATGCGAGGAGTAAAATGTGAGCATGGCTTAGATCGATCTATCTTTAACCGGTTTGAGAAAGTACTATCAGGTCATTTTCACACTAAGTCTCGACAAGATAATATTGAGTATCTCGGATCACAAATGGAGTTCTTTTGGAATGATGCGCATGATAAAAAATACTTTCATATTCTCGATACTGATACTAGGGAGCTTACTGCAGTTCATAACCCGCACACTCTCTTCTATCGTATCAGATATGATGACACTTCTAATGATTATCTTCACTATCCTTTGGATGATGTAGAAGGTAAGTTTGTAAAGGTACAGGTAATTAATAAGAGCGATTCGTTCACGTTTGATCGATTTATTGATCGTATACAGAATAGAAATATACATGAGTTAAAGATCGCAGAGAACTTCAATAACTTTATTGGAGAAAATGTAGAAGATGAAGAGATTTCAGTTGAAGATACTTCTACTTTATTATATACTTATGTAGATGCAGTTGATACGGACCTCGACAAAGACCGAATCAAAGCTCATATGTCTGAACTAATGCATGAAGCGCAAACCTTAGAAATAGCATGATCTTATTTAAAAAATTAAAATGGAAGAATTTTCTTTCAACCGGTAATAACTGGTCTGAACTTGAGCTCAATAAGTATAAGACAATGCTTGTAGTAGGTCAGAACGGTGCTGGTAAGTCTACTATGTTAGACGCTTTGAGCTTTGCTTTGTTTGGAAAGGCTCATCGTAATATATCAAAGCCTCAATTGCTGAACTCTATTAACAATAAAAACTGTTTAGTAGAAGTAACATTCGATGCACATGGTTCAGAGTTTAAAATTATTAGAGGTATAAAACCAAACATATTTGAGATATGGCAGAATGGTACGATGATTAACCAATCATCCCATGCCAAAGAGTACCAGAAGATCCTCGAGCAAAACATCTTGAAGCTCAATCATAAGAGCTTTCATCAGATTGTAGTGCTAGGCTCCTCCTCCTTCATTCCTTTCATGCAGCTAAGCGCTCAGAATCGAAGAGATGTTATCGAGGATCTTCTGGACATTAATGTATTCTCTAAGATGAATGCTATCTTGAAAGAGAAGACGTCATTATTAAAGGATCAGATAAAAGATGTTACTCATCAGCATGCCGTCACGAGCACTAAAATTGATGCACAGAAGAAATACATTAAAGACGTCAAAGCGATCAATAAAGAGCAAAGGGAAGAGAAGCTCAAACTCATCTCAGATTTCCAAGATGAAATCAAAACTCTACATGGAAAGAACCAAGAGCTTAGTGATTCCATTCAATCTCAACTACCGAATGCAGATGTGGAGAGAGGACAACGCGAAGCTAAAATTAAAGAACTCGAAGCATATAAAACGAAGTTTAACACCGAAGTCAAGAAGGTCGTTAAAGACGTGCAATTCTTTGAGAAGAATGATATCTGCCCGACCTGTGATCAAACCATCACTGAGGACACAAAAGCGGCCCATATGTTGGAAGGTAAAAGCAGAGCAAAGGAACTCCACGCGGGAATTAGTAAAGCAGATGAAGGATTACGAGAGGCTCAAGAAGCTCTATCCGCTTCCTTATTGATCATTGAGGAGTGTAGAAGATATCAAAGTGACTTAGCAGCTAACAATCAATCGATTAGTCAATTTCAATCTTCTATTGATCGTACTCAAGAAGAGATAGGTAAGTTAGATAGTAATGTTGATATGGATAAAGCAGTAGAAGAGCTAGATAGTCTTGTCTTTACAGGTAATAATTTAATAGAAGAGAAGCTTGCACTTAATGAGCAGTTAAACTATAATACTGTAATGAGTACGATGCTTAAAGATACAGGTATAAAAACTAAAATTGTTAAGCAGTACCTTCCTGTTATCAATAAGATGTGTAATCAATATCTAGATATACTTGACTTCTATGTATCGTTTAATTTAGACGAGTCGTTTCAAGAAACTATTCGTTCACGTTTTAGAGATAACTTCTCATATGATTCATTCTCTGAAGGTGAGAAGCAACGTATTGACTTAGCGCTACTCTTTACTTGGCGTATGATAGCTAAGATGAAGAACAGTGTTGCTACTAATCTGCTTATACTTGACGAAACATTTGATTCATCTTTAGATCACGAAGGTGTTGATAATCTAATGAAAATCATGTATACTCTAGGAGATGATACCAACATATTTGTTATATCACATAAACGGGAACTGCTTGATGATAAGTTTCCTAACAAACTTGAGATTATAAAAGATAAAAACTTTAGTAGGATTAAATAATGGAAATAAGTGCGAATACAGTAAAACTACTACAGAACTTTGCTTCTATTAATAGTAATATAGTTATCCATCCTGGTAATACTATTATGACTATTTCAGAAGCTAAAAATGTTCTTTCACAGGCTACTGTCCAAGAAGAGTTTAATAATGAGATTGGTATCTACGACTTACAAAACTTTCTATCTGTATTAGACTTAGTGGATAATGCTTCAGTACAGTTTAAAGATAGCTATATGCTTGTAGGAGGTAATGCAGGTCGATCTATGGTAAAGTATTATTATGCTGATTCAGAGATGCTTACTTCTCCGTCTAAGCCTATCGATATGCCGGAACCTAATGTTTCATTTACTCTGGAGCAATCTACGTTAAACAATCTAAAGAAAGCAGCTAGTGTGTTCGGTCATAACCAAATGGTTATTGAGCCTGATAGTGGATCTATTAAACTTACGGTTGT